TGCATGGTCAAATCCGGAATCAGCACATTGCCATCAAGAATATAGCAATGAATTCCCTGCATATCGAACACTTCAACCTTTTCAATAATTGTTGGCTTGATACCATCGTAACCTGCAATCAAATAAAGCCTGATAGCACCTGCTAAAGCAGCATGTTCGCTATCTTCCCATATAGGAAGAATTTCATACCCTGGAAACAAGCGAAAGGAGAATTCTCCATCTTTGTTGTAATAAGGATAAAGCCACGAAATGCCATGATTCAGGGCTGCTTTTCCGCTATTCTTCAAGGTTTTCATAAACTTCTTATTGAACACCTGTTTCAGAAGTTCAGTGTATAATTCATTGTTTGTTTCTACGGCAAAGGGTTGTCCTAACAGATAGTTGGCTTTCTGATTTACCATTTTTGCATACTGATTATCAATCAGACGATTGTTTGGAAGATTTTCAACTACTTGCAGCTTACCATCTTCTCCGATCATAGTCCTTTTGCGTGTAAGTATGTCATGCTCATTCTGATAATACAGTTGCCCCTTGATCTGCATGATCCGTTCCGGTGAACCTTTCCAACGCATGATCTCCTGCTCAAGATATTCTTTGTTATTCATTTTTGCCTTGAACCCGAACAACATAAAGTTTGAAATCCGGTTCAATGCATTTTCAATTCCGTTCAGCACTTTTCATCCCCCCTTTTTTTATCGCAGAATATAATAAAAAGCCCCAGAACACTTAGGGTTCAAGGTACTGCATCGCAAATTTGTTATTATCGCCTGCAATTCATCATGTATTGGTATGCTTCTATCTGACCTTCAAGAAATTTAATTCTTGATTTCAATTCATGGTTTTCTTTTTTCTATTGAAGCACACTGTGTTACACGCATTTCAACAAGTGTTTTAAGATGTGCAAGTTCTTTCTTCAAACTATCGTTTTCCTCTCTTAAGAAAATTTCCTTTTGCGTTTCATTTTCCATAATTTAAACCCTTCCATCAATCAAAACTGAACACATCCGGTAACAGAAGTTTTGTTACACCATACCGCATAGAATCCATACCATGTGAAAATTCGTGATCCGGCTTATCAGTCAGTTTTCCGTCTTTATCTTTGCCCCAACAATAGTTTTCAATTTCCTTCTTGAATTCTACACACCGTGGATGAACCACAATCTGATAATTCTGTATAAGCTGAATACCGTGGTTTACACTGTCCTTACCCTTGCGGGAAGGCTCAGCCCTGATACCTTCATCTTGCAATTCGGCAATGCTTTTCGGCTCTGCGTTATCACAAACAACCTTCTGCCCGCCGTAACCCATTTTCTTAATCTGTTCAGCTATAATTTTATTCGTTACACCTGTTTTATACCATTCATCAAAGATATAAATTCGCATTGCAGTGTTATCCACCATCTCGCAAACAAAGGCATTTGGATCAGTAAAGCCAAAATCAAGATTAAATGCCGATTTTACACCGGGAATTGCCCGGACTTTATCAATGGCGAAATCTTCACATACAACATTGGTATAAATCAGCCCTTCCGCAATACCCCATTCGCCTTCACCTTCAATACGATATCGGCGGGGGTTGTTTCTCTGCATTTTCAAAAATATGCTGCGGTCAGCTTCATCCAGCCATTCATTACATTGCCATGTGGTAGTTTTTACAAAGGTATCTTCATCAGGCGTATCAAAAAAGCGGGCTTTCAGCCAACTTGTAGCACTCCATGGGTTGAATGTCAGGGTTATTTGCTTAAAATACCCTTCTGGCACTTCACCACGGATTGACAAATCAAGTTTATTGAAATCATCTTCATTGGTGATTTCATAGGCTTCTTCTATCCATACCCAACACAAAACGCCTTTGTCAACTGAAATAGAAGTGATTTTCAAACCATCATCCAGCCCACGGAACAAAATCTTTTGTCCCGTGCTTCGGCGGGTTATTTGCATAGGCGAAACAGTACATTCAAAGTAGCCATCAAGTCCCAATCTATGAATCGCCCATTTCAGATCGCTATAGACAGAATCCCGTAAGGTGTTTGAATAACGTCTAACACATAATCCATTGCTTTCTGGGTATTCAAACAAGCGGTGAATCATGTTAAAAGCCGTTGTTTTGCTTTTCTTTGAACCTCTTGAACCTTTACAAACACGGTATCTTTTCCGAGTATTCCAAAAATCTGCATAATGTTTTCCAACAGTTTCTTGCAATGACACATTCACAAGATTTCATCCTACTCTTTCAAGTCATTCACAATAACTACAGGTTCAACATTTACATTTACAGAATCATCAGGCTTAAATCCAGATCTATCAAGAATATCTCTTGCTGCTGCCAAACGAACCGTTTCTGTTTTCGCATCTAATAAAGCGACTTCCGTTCGAAAAGCCTTGGCTGCAGCATCTTTGATACTACTTTTTAAGGTGGAATTGTATTCCGCCATAAATTCATCGCTCTTTTTCCAATTACAAATTGTTGCTTCTGTCACTTTTAACTTTTCTGCTATTTCCTTTTGCGTATATCTGCCTTCAACCATCAATTCAATGCATTTTTCTTGTTTTGGTTTTAGCATGTACAATCCCTCCTTTTGTTCAAATTTATTAAAATAAAAAATCAGCAAGTTTCCCTGCTGATTTTCTCATGATATAATTTTACTATATTGGTTTATAGGAATTCAATAGGTTTTTATAGGTTGTTTGAAAACAACGTAACGCAAATCCATGTAATTCCAAAATATATTGATATGTATAGTTCATTTCCACTGCAATAACTTCAAGCCGTTTGAACTCCACATAATGCTTATACAAAATTTTTATATATTTACTATTATGCAATGCATGGATTTGGTTAATTATCAAATGTTTTTCGCTACTGAATTTATCAATTTCCCTGTTAATTTCCTCTTCAAGGTCAATAGCCTTTCCAATTGCATTTGCAAATGGAGCTTCTCCAGAATGGCTCGCCTGTACTCTTTCTTTGGAGTAATCGGTGCCACCCAAGCTTTTAGAATGCATCCGCAAGTCTTCTAATTCATTTACCTTCTGTTTGATTACAGTATCTAAGCGCTGCAGCTGCTGTAAATATTCTTTCGCTTTCAAATTCATACCCTTTCTAAATTACTACTGTTCTCTAAACTATCACTCCAATTGTCAAACCGGCAAAGAAGAAAATACTTGCTACCATTACCCATGAAAAAAGTATTCGTTTAGCAATAGAAGCTTTTTTGATACTTACTGAATAGTTGTATCTGCGTTCCTGTCGATCTTGTACTTGGTTTGCATCCTCGTTTCCTTTCCACTTCACCAGCCCCACAATAGCCATAGCAAAATTGAGTGCATACAACAGCCCCTGCGCATACTGCCCAATTAGGACGTTATACACGCACCAGAACCCATTCGTACACATCCACACCCAGAAGCACCACCGCTTGCCCAAGCTGTTCGCTACCGTTCCTACAATTGTTGCAATCGTTACTGCATACACCACATATATCACACCTGTTTATCCTCCCGCCCCTAAATAATTCCGTATCACCCGGGAAGCTGCTTCCCAGCCATAACACACCTTCACCGCATACCCCTGTTTTGATAGTTCCCGAATCCATGCTTCCTGTTTCTCTGTAGGCTTGTTCCTTCCGACTTTCAGTTCAATGTACAGTCCGTGCCATCCTCCGCGTGCTACAGGCAGACACAAATCCGGCACGCCCGCTTTCACACCCTGCCGCTTCAAGTTTGCTGCCTCTTTTATGTCCCGGTTCCCTCCGTTTGGAATATGATACAGCAGTTCTATTTCCGGGAACTGCTGCCGACAGAGCTTTGCCCATCGGAACAATGTTGCCTGTTCTTCTGCTTCATACTGCATTTGTCTTCCTCCTCTCTGTACATCACCACAGACAAATACCAATGTCCGTTGAATGCGTTGTAATATGCGTTTGCTTCCACAAAGCGATATCCTTTGTATCTGTTTTCCCAGTATGCGCGGTCATCCGTTCTTTGCTGCGCCAGCCTTGCCAGCCAGCTTTCAGAAATCTTTCCATCCCTGAACTTGTACACCGTAGGCTTGTCCAGGTTTTTGGACGGTACCCACCGGTTAGATCCCATAGGG